TCAGGAGACTTTTCCCCCTACCCCTACTTTTTTGACGGGTAGGGGTACTACGCCTACCGCCGAGGGAATGCGGTCCTGCGCTGAATGTTGGCCGATGCGGAACATAGCCAACCGTTCAAGTCCGATTTCAACATCCGACGAATGGGTCGCAAAACCCAGACGGACTGCGTATGGGAGCTTGTCATCATCCTGGTAACCAAAGATGTGCCTAGCAGCCTCGATAGGGACTGACGTAGGCACACCTTTTTTGAACTTATAGTCGACACCGGCATGACGATCAGCCAGATCGGTGTCGCTACAGTTGGTTACGTAGACTTCCATCAGAACGAAACCGTGTCACCGTAGATGCGAATGTCAACAATGGCCGATGCCGCGTTGGTGACGTTCAAATACAATGCTGAAGTATTCGCTCCGTTGACTGTTGTGGTCAGTGCGTAAGGGCTGGCAACCGTTAGGTCTTGGAACCTGTTAACAGCAGTCAAATTTGCTAATGAGACTGTTGCTACAACCGCATTGCTAGTGTTGCCATCATTAGTTGTCGTGATATTCACGTTAGCCAAAGATGCACTAGCATTTGCGTTTTGTACCGTAACCCGACGAATAATTACCTGACCCGATGTTGCAAGTGCGTTCCCATTGGTGAGACCGCCTTGAAAGAACGGGATAGCCACTACCGCATTGCCAGCCGTTGCCAAAGACGCTCCGCTAACTCGTGCTATTGCATAGTTACCAAAAGAGTCTGGTAGGTTTGATCCGACTGCATCTGCGCTTGCCATGTTTACTCCTTAACTAGTAAACGTGGAGTTTGCAGTCAAACCACCGTTCACCGTCAAGAAGGTGATGGTGTTTGCAGTCGTGGTCGAGTTGGCAACTACGTTCACACCGTCACTGATCAGCACGCCACCAGTGTTTGCTGGGGTCAGCAAAACCAACGCGGTTCCGTTGTTAGCGTAGATCTGGCTGTTCAGTGTTGGGAACATCAAATATACGCCAGCAGGAACTACGTTACCGGCAACGGTTGCGGGAGCGATCAGAGTCTGAGTGGTGAAGTAAGCACCAGCCGTGTTGCTGTTAGCACCGGCAATCAGGATCTTGTTTAGGGCGAGAGCCATGTTTCTCTCCTTACAGGGTCAGCGAGTTGTAAGAACTAACCCGAGTCATAGACTTCGGTTTAGTGCTAACCAACTCAGCAATCATCAGCACTGCGCCGACGTAACCAATCTGCCAGTTAGGCAGAGTGGACTCAAACCCAGTAAACACAAACGAACCCTGCTCGTGGATGTACAGGTTCAGGTAGTTCGTGTTGACAAAGTAGACAACGCCTTCGGGGCAGTACGGATCTGGATAGATCGGCACACCAGCAACCATCAGTGCACGGAATGCAGCCTGTGGCCCGTTGTTGTCACCATCAAAAGCAGAGCCTGGGGTGATGGTGTACTGCTCTTGACCAACAAAGTCTTGAGCCAACAGAGTCCAAGTACCAAATCCGCAAACACCAAAGCTCGGCACTTCTGCACCGTTCTTCACGGTTCCAGAAATGTATTGCAGGATGTTCTGACGGGTTGGGTTGACGTTACCAGCGTTGTAGACCTTCGACTTCCACCAAGTGTAAGTGTTACGGTTAATGTTGCCGTAGGTCGCCAAGTTCGTACCATCGTCAATCGCGCCTGGGAGGCCGATAAACTGCTGGGTGTTCGTGTAGTTGGTGTACAACGATGTTGCCATCGCGTCCATCATCACGTTGGTCGCATCGTTCATCCGCGCTTCGATCAGCGGGATAATTGCTGCGTCCTGCTGAACCGCACCTTCCATCCCGAGGAACGGGACTGGTGTGATCATCAGCTTGAGGTTGAACTCAGCGTTGTAAGCACCCTGCTGGACAGACGGTTGAGCGAACGAGCCGCTGTAGTCTGACCATTGTGCGTTTACAAACTGAGCGCCCTGAACGGGCACTGTTACGGATGACACACCGCCGCTGGCTTGCTGACTGTTAGCAATCAGTGCTGCGAGAAGAGGGGTCGAGTTATAAAGCTGTACAACCAGCTTCGGGATGAATGCCCTACGAGTGACGTAAGTTAACTCAGTGTACTGAGTTGATCCCGTTGCCGGTAGAATTCCGCCACCAATAGGCATAACGATCTCCGGTAAGGTTTATAAACCAATAGGACGAGTTGGTCGCCGCAAATCTTGCAACGCATTGACCGCTTCGTTTCTTGCTGCGCTGACCGGGTTTTTCCAATACTTATTCAAATCAAATTTCTGAATAATTTGTGGATTGTACCCGGATGGTGTGGGTGTCGCGGCTTGCTTCATCCACTCGTGATACTCAGCGGCGGTCTCGTGATTAGTGATACCGCGCTCAAGCATGATTTTCTCAATGCCCTTAATATCATCATCAGAACTTGCCAAGCCTTTCTGCTTCAACGAGTTTCGGCGTTTCTGCAATTCTTCTACGGCGTCACGCTCTCGGAGTTTGTTTTCCAGAGATTGGACACGCGCTTCTGCTGCTGAGATCGCACTGTTGGTGTGATCTTCAATTTCCAGTTCGGGAATCGGAAGATCAGGCTTCACCTTCTTAGTCATCCGCAAAAATTCTTTGCGGGTAGAAGGATTCTCAGCAAGTTGCTGGGCTAACGCCGCGAGTTCATCGCGAGCATCAACTGATAGATTTTCAAGAGACATTGTTACCCTCGTTACAATGTGGTTTAGATGACGCGCTTGCCGTCAGCAGGCTTGTGCACGGCCATCTTGTTCTTAGAAAGATCAGATGGCTTGTCAAGACCGCCGAAACGGGAAAAGCGTGGTGTGTTTACGATCTGGCCGTTTTCCTGACGATCATCAGTTGGACGGCGAGGAGCTGATGCTCCGCGAGGCTTAAAGAGGTCCATGTTTTATCCTAGTCCAGGGGGTTTTGGCGCACCTGCGCCAGGGGGCGCCATCCCCGGAGGTGGGGCTGACTGAATTGCACGAGACTCAGGAGTCATGCCACCGGCCTTGGGTAGCGTCTGCAACATTTGCAGAATCTCTGACTGCTGGAGTTCTCCAGTTTCATTACGTTTGCCGCCCAGCAAACCACCAAGTTTGCGAGAGGCTTCCATAATTGCTTTGCCTTCATCCGACTCTGCACCGACTGCCGGGAGAGACTGGTCAAGAAGATCAAGAGCAATTGAGATGTTGATCATTGCTGCTTCACGAGTGCCCATCTGTTTTTCAGGCGTGGACATTGGTGCAGCCATTGGGGGCGCTTCAGGAGTTGATGTTCCCGGAGCCGCAGGAGTATCAGAAGGAGTGTCAGTCTTTTGACCCTTCTTCATCAAGTCCATCAATTTATCTGGTGGTACGCTCATGTGCGACCTTTTATACCTAATTACAAATCAAGTCAAGTGGGAGGCTCATCGCCCACCTCCCGCAGGCCGGTTCAGAAACCTGTTACGTTCGGATTACTTCCGACCTTTACGACCACGACGTGCCATGACGATCTCCTGGTTGCGGGGCCACTTGAGAAGGGCAAGCAGCCATACCCATCGAACTCTTTATGCCGGGATTACCGGCGGGTCTTGCGACCGCGCTTGTGTGCTTTGTACATTGCAATCACCTTCGTGTGTAGTCACGGGTCATGCGGGAACTATTTCCAGCAGAACCCATCCTATTCGTCTGCGTGCGGTACGTCAAGGATGGAGTTGCCTGTCTTGAATCTAGACTTTTAGAGGTGACGCGAGGTTGATCGCCACTCTTTTGGTAGTTTTGAGCAGCCATTATTGCTCCTTGGGTTTTTGAGCGGCCGCTTGTTGTTGCTGTGCGGCCTGCGCCGCCTCCATCTTCTTAAGACGGTCTTTCAATTGCTGCTTCATGGGCGGTTCAAGCAAGTCTAACAAGGATTCCTTGTCAATAACTTGTGCTTTGAACAGATTGAACGCTAATTGACGCAAGTCTTCCATGAAGATGGGTGAATTGCTATGTGCATCCACTTTTACAGCGTAATTCTTAGGCAATTGCTCGGCAATGAACCGTTTCCCACGTGTATCTGTGTAGTGCGTGTTTGGATACGCTTGCATGAGCTTGAGATACAAAGTCGCCATCTTTTCTAGCGAATCTTCAATGACAAGCGCCCGTTTTTTGGCACGAGATGACCCTAAACGAGCAAGTTGACTGGCATGACCGGACGATCTGACCCCGGATTCTCCGCGACCTTGCAAAACCGAGACGATGCCAGAGGCTTCCTCAAACATTGAGTCAATCTCGCTAATCTCGCGGAAGAGATCTGGCGGCATTTGAGGGGAGAGTTTCTCGACCTTGGCGCTTGGCATATCTGTTGCCAAGATCCCGCCTGCACGGTTGAGGGCAAAGTTCTTCTCGTCTAGGATTCCAGTGAATCCAATGAGTGCCGTAGGTGGGCTGACTTGCTTGGACAGGATGTCCAGAATCTCCACCATGCGCTTGTTACGCATCTGCTGTAGGTAGACCAGCCGGGACACTTCTGACTGACCCCAGTAGTAATCGTAGAGCGGTAGGGGACAGATTTGAATGAAGGGCAGTTCGCCTTTCAAAAAGACTGTTTCGCCAGGACGATCATAGATGATGACATCAGGGTCTGCGCGAGTGACTACTTGGTAGTCATTGATCTCATCATTCCAGACCCACAGCTCCGTCATCTCGACGGTTTCTTCTGCGACCTGGGCTTTGTATCGGTTGCCGCCGGATAGATCGAGGTTGACGTTCCCGTACAGAGTGGGGTCCGTTTGGCTCATGATAATGCGCTGCACACCGTTGGCAACTTCGGTGCGCTCGTGCTGCATATACGACACGCGCTCTACAATCTTTTCCCGCTGCGGGTGGCTATACAGACGGTTGAAGAGTTCAGACTTTGTGATGTAGTAAGTCTGAATTATTGCTTCTTGTCGGTCTGTGTATGCGGTGTCTTCTCGCAGTACACCGATGCTGGCCGGTTCCACGAGATACGGATGAATACCGTTTCGATAAACCAGTTTAATAAAGGTGCTGTTGTAGCACAGAGACCATGATACCGCTGTCGAGAATACTTGGTCAGCATTGCTGTTTAGCCATTCGTCGTTTAGTGCGCGGGTCAAGACCGGGAGCTTGGCCTGCTCTTCATCTGGGACTGCCGCACCCAAGTCTATGGAGAATCGGGTGGTCTCGGCAGAGTAGAGGAAAGATGACAACTGATCTATGTGAGGAAAGATCTTGTTGTACATGGCCGGTGCTTCGTCCGGACCGTTCCCGAATAGATACCACGAGCGAAGACCTCCGTAATCGGTGCGGCGCGTCGGCATGGATACGCTGCACTTGTGGATGAGGTCTAGGTAGAAGAATTCTCGTTCTACCGGATCGCTCGGGATTCTCATGGTGCTATTGCCAAGTTCTCATGGTCAGAAATGTAACTTGCGGCCTTTGGTCCCGTCAAATTACCAGCATCTTTGGGGTTAACGCCAACGGATTCTCCCCGGACGGACTTGGCAACTTGTCCGGCAAGTGCTGCCTGCATATTGATGTTCTGGAAGTTTCCACCCCAGATAGCGGCATCCCCTGGGCGAGCCTCTTTCTCTTTTGGCTCTTCAGGAATTTGATGCTGATGGTAACCGGACTGGGTATCACCAGAACGGGTGGACTTGATGTCTGACATCTGGAAGTCTTGGGCAAGACCTTTGAGGTTACGGTCTGCCTGTTTTGTTTTATCTGATTTGAGTGCGACTGGTTTTAGGAAAACCATATTGAGTTCTGCTGTACAAAATTTGATAGGGCACTCTGCCTCATAAGATTCGAAGAGTCCGTGAGACGCGCAAAGATAGTCGTGGAGTACGCTCATGATTCGTCCAAAGTAGGATAAGAGTAATCGTGACGATTACGGGGGCCGATAGATAGTTTGAATCCGTCAGGGGACTTGACGATCCCCATGTGCGAGAAGATAGCAGGTTCTGCAACCTTGCGGTAGTCAACGTATTGAGTCTGGTCTTTCCTTCTCATGACCTTGACCCGACCTTCTCTCCAGTTCTGGTAGGCCGCTGACACCCGACGCTGGGTGGTCTCACTCATGGGTGCGTTGTTGTAGATGAAAACGTCTGCTAGAAAGTCTCTAGAGATTCCGCAGAGTTCAGCGAACTTCTGAATAGAAATACCACGCTCCTTATCTTTGAGGAGTTTCCCAACCAAGATCTTGAGTTCTTGTTTAGGAATTACGGTATTCAAATTTGTATCCCTTGTCTTGCAGAAACATGAGGAAGTCCAACTCGCCAAACACATTACTACATTCTTCTGCTGTGCTCTTGATAGTAATTGATTTGTGACCCGTCAATTTTCTACTGGGTGCGTGATGACCGACCAGCCGCTCTAGGTCAATATCATTGTGCAGTCCTGGACCCATGTACTCAATTGAGAAATGTTTGGCAATGTTCAACGGAGCATACCGGATGCCTAAAGATTCCAGTTGAGGACGCAGCAAGCCTGAGAGTTGGACATCCTCGTTGATGAACGGTTCTTGTGCGTACAACGTGTGTACAACTCCGTGCTTACTGGGTGCTTCCAAGAACTTGCGGCTACGCAGAGAGAACCCGCCGTTCTGCACAACGATGGGATCTTTAACGTGGACCCACGAGAAGTGGAACATGGCTTGGTTGCCCAAGATTCCCATGTGAGTTGGCGCACCCACATAGTCGTACTCGTAGTACTCGTCTGTGAAGTTATTCCCGTTGATCACCCATCCATCGTCTTGCACAACCAAGCAGTACTCAGTCTCGATGTACGAGTGCAGGCAGTACATGCAGAACATTGAGTATTGGAAGTAGTCCAGAGGTGCTGTTTGTTTCCAAGCAATATGGTCTGGCAAGGAAGGAGGCCTCTCAAGAGAAATCAGAAGACCACGGCTTCCTGGCAACTGAGACAGGCTTTCAACAAGACTGGGTATTGCCGCAGAACCGTCTGTGTGGCCGTAGATAGATACGATTGTGAGATCAGTGTGTAGAGCCACCGTACATCCCGATTTTCTTGAGGTAGTTAGATACGTTACGTCCAGCAGCGATCTGCTCTGGCGTTTGGTTCTCTTGAGCATGAGAGATTTCTTTCGTCAGTCTCATGGCAATCAATCTTGGTTGAACCTGCT